CGTACCTTGCTGATTGTCGTAGACGGACCGAAACCCATTCGAGCCGCCGGACTCATCCCACCTTCGGCGATAGAATCACCCGGAAGTATGATGGAGATTGTACGCCGTCCCATACCTCACCTAACTAGACAGAGGACAGCAGTATCCGTGCGTCCTCACCCACCGACCTCTGACTGGGGGTTGCCAAGCGCGTTGCTGGGCAACCCCCATCGGATGAGAAGGATGGCTAATTTATGTCAGCGAGACAGCGACTGCACCGACAGCAAACGACACGCTATCACCGTTGGTCACAGCCTTGGCAGTGGTCAGTGTTCCAGCAGCAATGCGGTTGGTCCCTGTAGCAGCGGTGAAAATTACAAACCCAGGAATCGCGGTGCCGCCATTCCAATCGTCAGTGGCAGTCCCGAAGTCCACAAGAGCGGAGTTCGTAGCAACAGAAGGATCCGCTGCGGACGCAGCACCGAAGGTGATTGACACTCGGGCATAAGAACCGCCGGTCAACTCAGTGCCGCTAGTCCCTCCAGCGCCTGGGTCCGCGTTCACCAACCCCATGTACATCGTACCAGCGGTGAACCCTGTGATTGTTGTTCCACTGCAAAGGTAGTCCACGAGGTCTTGTGAGAACGCCGTCGTAAATGTTCCAGCCATTTTAGTACCCCTTCAGGATCAGGTGATCGTGGTGACCGTGGCGTATTGCCAGATCGCTTGACCCACTGCGTGACTCACTGAGACTCCGTACTGGTGTGCGTCGTTTGCGAAGGCGAAGTCGGAACCTTCTGCGAGTGCTTCGACTGCTGGAGTGGTCTCCTCCTGCAAGATGTACGGCTTGATCGCAGAGTCGCTGCGGAAGCAGTAGAACTTGGTGGCATCCGCCAGACGAGGATTCACGACGAGGCGCATATTGTATCCGCCAAGGCTCACCAAGTTGTTGGTGCGAGTGCCCGTGCCGTCAGTGATGATCGAGTTGCTCATTGCAGCGTTGGTCACGCCGAACAGCCCAACTGGAACCATCACAGTCAACTCCGAGAGTCCCTGGTTCATCGGTTCTCCACCACCGTCGTTGAACCCGAGCATCGCTTCGAGAGCGTTGAAGATGCCGACTTCCATCTCTGCGGCTGTTGGCGCTGTGCCAGAGGCCGCGGCGTGAGTGAGATCGTTGCTCTGCACTCCCGAGTCTCCCTCGGCGTGATCGGTGTCGAAGAAGAACTGCCCGTCATAGCAAGCGGTGGCCTCTCCGGCGACGACAACTTCAGTCAGCAACTTTGCCCAGTGCTGTTGGGCGCGAGCAGCCAACTCGTTGATCCGCATCTGGATCTGGTCGGTCTTGTCACGGCGAAGTTCGTCGCGCAAAATTTCCAGAGTCGCCTCGTACTTACGATTGACGATGGTCTGGCCGAAGGTCTCAAGGCGCGATGCGTCCCGAGTGCCCAACCATTCCCGCATGGCAGGGAGGCTCCCGAGCCACTTGTAAGTCTCGCTGGCCTGGTCACTTGCGACTCTCATGCCGATTGCAGAACACCATTCTGGTGGCTGTGTCTCTTCGAGTGCGAGGAAGATACGACCGATGATCGCCCGACTTCCAAGATCTGACATTCCCATGTTATACCCCCTATACGCTTCTGAGGCTTTCGGCCTCGAAGTAGACCATCACGGTCTTTGCCGTCGCGTCAACGACGCGGTGAACGGTGCCGACAAGCAGGATACCCGTGCCAGTCTGCGAGAAAGTCGAGTTATCTGAAGCGTAGACTGCGTCGCCTACAGACGGAGTTCCGTCCGTGGTCAACCGCACGAGTCCACGACTGCGAACCTTGACATGAGTCTGGGTTCCCTCAACTGCTTTGGTGATTGCGAATCCGACGAAGTCGTCGGCGGCGGCAAACGCTCCGACGGTATCATTGGTTGGGTCAATCGTGACCACTGCGCCTTCGTAAGCGGTGATTCCTGCTTCCAGCGCGTAGTCGTTGAAGATGGGTTCGATCCCGGCTCCGTAGACTCTCGGGATATCTTTGGTTGCTGCTGCCATTACTGGCTCCTCCCTCTGATTGCGCCGAGGTCGTCGGCGGTCATGTACGCTTCGTAAACTTCAAAAGTCCCGAACTCTGCGGAGATCTTCGGGTCCGCATTGAACGCGGCTTGCAAGTCGGTCTCTGGAGACTCCTCCTCGACGATCCCCACTGGAGTCGGCGTGACCTCCGAGAGGTGTGCGAGTCGGGTTTCCACCTGGCCTTTTGCATCTTTGAGAAGAGCGGAGAATGCCTCGCTGGATTCCACGCCACTCTCGATCAGATCAGACGCGAGCGCCTGTTGATGATCGAGTGCGTGTGAGAGGATCGCAGTGATGCGTTCACGCTCGCTCTTGACTCCACTGTCGTAACCGTTCGAGAACCTGTCTTCAATCGAGGTCTCTGCCTCGTCAGAAACAGTGGTCTCAGCATCGAGAGGAGCAGAGAGCGCTGCTTCCTCCTGCTTCGCTTCCTGTTGGTCCACCTGGACCTCCATTTCCTTTTGCTCACTGCTAAAGAAGTGAGCGGTAACTTTTGCGGACCCGCTCGAAAGTTGAGCGGCATCTGTGTTTTCATCTGCGCCTAGTGCCGTGAAGGTTACTTCACGGAGGCTTGACTCTCGGAATATGTGGCCTGGACCGCTGATCTGGTGCCCGTTCACTTCGGCGGTTTCCCCCTCCGCCAAGCGCTGCACCTTTTTGGGTGGCACATAAACTGACGCTTGCCAGGGGAATCCATCTCGTAACATCGAGAGAACCTCTCGCCCGTCCTCAGTCGCCTCCGTGAATGTACCTTCTGCGATCAGTCCCTCGTCGGTCTTCTCGAACGAGTCAGTCCACCCTACGATTTTCTGCGAGTCGTGATCTCGAAGCGCGGGTTTCTTTTTCCTGCCCACCTTCAACCCTGCCAAGTCAATGGCGAAGTTGCCCCAGTACGGGTGTTGGATCACTCCGCCTGAGTTAGCCACCATGCGGAACTTCGCTCTGGTGTCCTTCTTCTCGCCAACGGAAGACTCCTCGACCTGCCCACTGACCTCCGTGGAGGTGAGTTGCATCGCCCGGATAGGGATCTCTACTTCTTCAGTCTTCTCCATCTGTTTCCTCTTCTTCTTCTTCTTCGACCGGCTTCCCGGTCTCACCCTCCACGCGCAGGTCGAGTTCCCTGCGGAGCGCCTTCTCTCTGGCCTGTTGCTCCAGTACCTGCTCCCAGTCGCGGCCCTGAGCAGCTGCCTCCACTGCGAGTGAGGACAGCCCTGCGTTAATCGCTGCGCTGGCGGCTTCGACCTCTTTCTTCGGATCCACCCACCCGTAGGACGGGGGAACCCAGCGGCTCCTGGTCAGTTCTTCACGGACTGAGGCGAAGTCTCGTACAGGGATGTCACCTCGGAGGAACGCCTCTTCAATGACCATCTCATATACGGGGGCGCACAGGTGGTCAATAATCATTCTCTGCCACCGCTGAAAGACACGGCGGGCCTCCAGCAGGGCGGCACGAGCAGAGGAGTAGTTGGTCTGGCTGAAGTCCTTTGTCAGGAGTTCGATTGGGAGGCCAAGCGCCCCACCGATGGTCTTCAGTTGTCTGGCGACAAAGTCGTTGTACGAGGTGGATAGACCAGATGTGTTTGAAAACGAAACTTGCTCGCCCGGTGACAAATACGAGACCATGCCTGGTTCTATGTCTGTGAGGCGCTGGTTACCGATCACATCGTCTGACCGATTAATGGATGCGTTCACAGGGTCGTCGCGTGTGATGAACATTGAGTAACAGGCGGACAAGCGCTGGGAGACCAGGGTGGCCTCGTTATATGACGAGAGCGACTTGAATGCGTCCAGCACCGGCGAGAGCATCGGCTCCCCCCTCGTCTGCCCCGGTCGGTGCAGGTTTGCGAGGTGGAGTATTAATTTGCGTCCGTTGCTGTCATACGCAGGGATTCGACGGTGGGTACGCTTGGCTTTCCGTTCGTAGACTCCGTCGCCTGGATGGCTTACTCGAATGTAGTAGGCGACCGGGTTGCCGTGCCTCCCAAGTTCAACACCAGAGCGTCGGTTGAGTCTGCCGTTCGGTGCGTCGTTCACTCCAGGTGCTTCGACTCGGTCAGGCTCGATCAGTTCCAGCGCGATGGAGTACGGGACTCCGGGACGGTCCACTCGAACAGGCATCACCAGGGATTCTCCGTTGAGAATGATGGACCGCATCACGGTGGACTGGAGATCGTAGAAGTTGAACCGGCGAGAGATGTCTGCGGTATGGATCCACCTCTCCCAGGCGGCTTCGCAAGCGCGCCGTATCTCGGCGGCTTTTTCGTCTGTCACTCCCATGCGAGATCCATTGATAACCGACTGCGGTCGAATCCCAGTCCCGACGATGTTGTCCACGAGTGTGTTTACTGCACCAGCGGCGACGGGATCATTGCGTACTAGTTCGCGTGACCGTTCGCGCAGTAGCGGAAGGTCTGGAAGTAAGTCGTAGTCGGCGGAGCCGGATGAGACCTGCCAGTGGCTGGAGAGCCGAGACCTCGAAGCGCCTTTGTAGTTTGAGAAAGCCTCGGTTGCTTTCCGTGCAGCCTGTCGCCGGAGCGCTGCCGCTGGAGATAAAAGCGAAACCGTGTTGTCGATGACGGTGGAAAGCCAACTCATTTAGGAGACTCAAATCGGATGTAGTTTGTTGTTGAGCCAGTGTTCTCTGCGTTGAGTTGTTTCATGAGCAACTTCTCCAGGCGCATCAACTCATCGAGCGAGTAGTGCGTGAGATCTCTGCCAGAAATTGTGTAGGACTGGATTGCTCCGCCGTCAAGCAAGGCATCTATCGCAGTCCTCACTTTGTCGAGTCGCACTGTGGTGGTATTTGCCATATCACAACTGTCGGGTGCAGCGGTTAAAATGTCCAGGAGCCTTCTATGCTTGGCAGGATGCCGAAGATGGCCGAATACTGCCCGAATATAGGGGTTGCAATAGAGGCCATTACAGGTGATACTTGTGTGTGTCAGGAGGAGTTGGTCCTACTGGCAGAGCGAAAGAAGGACAGCATGAAACGACTACCGTTGAACGCGAGTTTCTACGAGATTAGAAAGAACAGAACCATAGAGGAGGCGACGGAGGAGAACGACACTCCTCGCAACATCGTCATCTTCAATGAGACCTGTGTGATGAAGGGTCGTCGGTGGTCCTCGCCAGACGGTGATTCCGACTGGCCTGTGGACTGGGACGAGGACACTTTCATGGATGTCTACGGGGAGCGTTTCCCTGACGGAGATGTCGATGTGGTCACGGTGGGAGAGGGGGAGTAATGGGTGACGACGAGTTTGACGACTACACGATCCTGGACGGGATCATGACAGCGGGCTTTTTTCTGATATGGCCGCTGCTGTACTTGTGCGTTTGAAAGAGGGGCGGCCTACGGGTCGCCCTTTTTTTTACCTACCCGAACAGCGCCACTGACAACAACCAGAGCAGCGACAGCGCGCCAGTGACTATAGCGAGGAAGGTCAGCGCGTCCAGAGCAGCAGTGAGGATTCGTCGGACAAGATGCCCGTTCACGACTCCGCCTCCCACGAACGATAGCGCACTTCGCAGTTCTTGCAGCGGTGATATCTCAGACGACCCTCAGTGCCGTATTGTCGGTGAGATCTGGACCCGCAATCCGGGCAGCGGATCGGATGATATTTCACGACCTTCCAGCGGCCTCCTGACGATTCCCCATTGACCCATCCACCGCTTTCCTTACCCATTCAGCCACCGGCCTTTCCCACGCTCGATCCAACGCTCCCCAGCGCCTTCCTGTTCCACTTTCTTTGGTGTACCCGACTCACCCTTCGCCATAGCCAAGTGCGCCTCCTCCAGGGCGAACACGGAGAGCATCTCAGCGGCAGCGCAATTGTACACCTCGGTGTCAAAGAAGTGGTTGTTCTTTTCTCCCGGCTTCGGCTCCCAGACCGCAATCGTTGCCCCTGTCGAGCGGTTGCGCTTGAACACTTTATGC